TCTATTTTTCCTTCTTTAGCAAGGGATATAGCTTCAGCATAGACAGCTGAACCAGCTTCACCTTTCGCCGCCGGATCCATTGGTAGGACCCCCGTCTCGAATAAATTCACAGGTTCACCTTTTTCTTCATTATTTGCAAAATAATCACGAGCTTGTTGAAATGTACCTTTTTTAGGTTCTACATGTGCTTTACATAACTGTTTAGCAGCAGCAGGAATAGTCTTGTTAGATACAAATGAAACTAATCCTTGAAGATGGGGTGTACCTGAATCACCAACTTCTTCAGCCCATCCTATATATTTAACTTTAAGATTTTTTAGTGAATCTTTATTTTCAGGTGTAAAATTGTTAAGAGTGAAACAGTAGGTTCGGTAAGACATTTTTGAGGTACCCTGTAAAATGACCTCACCTCTAGGGTTTAGGTAATACTAGACTAAACCCTCGAGGTCAATTTCCTTTCAGGAAATATCCCAAGAACTTCTTCGAAGTTTCTTTTTTTAATTTTTTTAAAAGTGATTTATTGAATGGGGGGTTTCCAGTCCCTCCGGAGTCGGTCCCTCCCACCCCTCTCTACATATCAGTAAAGGTAAGCTTACCATCAAACACACACACAGCACGAGTAACAGCATTAGTTTCAACAGTACCATCAGTGTTAACAACATAAAATCCAACACCGACCCAGTCGTTGCTAGGGATATTCGAGCCATCGATGTACTTCAATTTGGGATTAACTCCGCAGTCAATGCTAAAGCGATGCATGGTTTTGCCCCATCCTTGATTAGTCGAGGAAGCTACCGGGCCGGCGCCAGGATTAGCAGGTTTAATAAAACCAATCATGTTGAATTTACGAACGGATTTAATAGAATACAAATCACGATTGTACGGATAAACAGTATTAATTAAAGATCCATCAGCAGGGCCCGTAACATTGAGCGGATAAGTCTTCAAGTTATTAGCGGTGTTATAAAGAGTGTCTTTCTTGTTCTTGAAAACAACAATATGGCATTCAAATGCATTCTCGTTAGGGTTAGTTGTACCATCATAAGGTTGGGCAGTAACAACACCAGAAATTGTAAATTTGGCGTTGGAGACCTGATTACCAATACGCTGTTCTTGTTCAACTCCTTGAGCAAGGGCCAAAGTACCTAACAATAAGGAATTAACGTATCCGTTAACAATACCGCCAGTGCTATCCATAATGAGACCACCAGAAGTGATTGAGCCACCTTGCTCGATATTAACAACTTTAACTTTTTTTTCAGCCACGCGACGAACAACCGCCATAACCTTTTTTTTAAATGTTGGGGTAGATTTTGCAGTTCGACGTTTTGAGGTTCGCTTGGCCCGGGTGGGGCGCATGCGTTTTCGTCCATAACGAGAAGTTGAAATAGGCATGATGTTTGTAAAATGACAATATATTTATTTAATGGCTTATAGTGCAGCCAGAAATTCAGTGACGTTTAAACGTCGGAGAATTGGGTCAAGTGTTTGTGGGTCAGTCCAAATTTCTCGTGGATGATAATTACTAGTTATAATTATTCTAGAAGGTCTAATACGATCTTGAGAACCTTTTTTTTCAGCAGGAAAAGGATAACGGTCTAACCAGATTTTTAAATCATGTCCCATGAATTCATGCTTTTTATCAAAATCTTCTATCAAAACATCACCATCAACATAACCATCCCACCACTTCGTTGCTGCTCTTTTTTCATAGCACTCTCCAAGTTCGGCGCGAGCTTTACGGGATTTTCCAGTTTCGGTTACTCCATAGTACCAATCATGCTTGACGTTAACATCTTCCAGCTTACGTTTTCCAAGTTCTTTACGATGAATATATTCAAGTGTTTTATAATACTTGAGTTGAATACCAGGGTTAATATCATCTATTTTTCCTTCTTTAGCAAGGGATATAGCTTCAGCATAGACAGCTGAACCAGCTTCACCTTTCGCCGCCGGATCCATTGGTAGGACCCCCGTCTCGAATAAATTCACAGGTTCACCTTTTTCTT